TTTCTGTTAGCTTCTGCTGCTTTAGCAGCTCTATCAAGTCCTGTACTGTAAGAAGCATCAAATAGTTTTTGTTCTTGTTTTCGTTTTTCTAAAGCTTGAGTCTGTGTCTGCGATTGAATCTGCATGGCTCGTAAGCCGTCGTCAAGTTTAGGTATTGCTTTACTTCCCCGAGCGTACTTGGTTAAGTATTTTTTTGTTGCCATTAGTTATAAATATTTGTAATGGATTTTGTATTGTTTGCAAACATGCTACCAACTGTACCAGCTATACTACTAATTGTTGTACCCCATACCTGTGCAGATGCAGCTGATGGTGATACCATAGCTCCCTTAATAGGCTCAGGTCCAAAGTCATAATCTTCAAATACTCTTGGGTATAAGAATGTAGCTTGTGGTGTTGGTAATGGTGCAATAGGTTCTGGTAGTACGCCGGGGTCTAACATCTTAGATGCGTATGCGTTAAGATCTTGTACCGTACGTTGTGTACCTATAGCTTGTAGTGCACTTTGTGATGCTGCTGTAGCATTGTCAAGAGATAAGTTAAGTAAAGACAAAGATGTAGATGCTTTTAATGCTGCTACGCTTTTTGCTTTATCTACTGACCTACCTGTTTGACCTCGTGCTCTGATAGCACCTTCAGCTTCTATAGCTTCTAGGTACGCATCATTTTGCTGATATCTGTTTTCTGTTTCTATTTCTCGTAGCTGACGTCTCTCGTTCATACGAGCAGATCTTTCATTATCTGCATTAATACCAAGCTGATTATAAAATATATCTTCAGACTTCTGGTACATACGATCGTTTAGATCTTGCTCTCTGTCACGTATCTGTAAATTATAATTATAGGTACGTAAGTTTGCTGCATCTTTATGTGCTGCGATTAGACCTTCTTGTCTAGCTTTCTCTTCTATTTCTTGTACAGCATAGTCACGTTTAGCAATCGCTGACTGCTTTGCCATTTCCCATGCTTCTAGGTCGTATTGATACTGAGCTTCGGTTGCAGCATTTTGTGTATTAGCAGCATCTCTAGCTGCTCTATCTTGCTTTCTGCCACCTATAATTTGTAAGCCAAGCCCTACTGCCGGGGCTATAAATTGTAGCATTATGTCCTCCTGTAAAATCTAGGTGCGTATATTCCTTCCCACATCATAGAGTTTAGAGAGACAGGGAACGGTGAATCGTTAAATAACCGTAATGTAAAGTTATCTGTTTTTTGGTGTATAGGTAATGTAAATATAGTATGATCTGATACAGGTATATCGTTAGCTAAATAATCATCAGCATTAATAACTGGATTTAGATTATACCACTCATCAATGTATATAAGTATAGCAACACCGTTACCGGGTGCAGAGCTAAATGTAATTTTAGGTAGCGCACCAGTTCTGTCAACTGTAAATGCTGTAGTTACCACATTATTTAATTTAACTTTGATCTGGTCATCATCTATATAATTTATATCTTCATTAATCCAAGGAAATACTGTAGTAGATCCATCACCTGTATATTCTTTTTTACCTTGACGTATACCTTTTGATCTTAATTTAAAACCCATAACTCCTGATAAACCTACAGCAAACTTCATACGAGCTATTGTAAGATTAGCAGTAAAGTCACTACGTTTCATTTCTTGATCTATTTTATAGTAAGTTTTAGGTAGTATTACATCAAAGTCAAACTTATATCCTACAATAACATCACTTGCTACACTTGTCAAGTTTTTAAATGGTACTTTAAAATATGTGTTACCACTTTCGACTACACGCTCTGGAGATATAGTAAATCCAGACTCAATAAATTGACCTGTAGCTGTAGTACCTTTAATAACTAGGACAGGTGTCAAGTTAGTAGCATCGTTGTATGGTATAAAACATTTACTAAATTCACCAGCTGTATCATATACAACAGAGCTAGCAGTAGCGTATAAATCTATACATGGATTTAGTTTTTGACCATCGTTGTTAACAATAATAGCATCGTCAGGACTCTGACTCAAGCTAGCTTTACTAAGTGTAAACTGTCCGCCCTGTTTTGTTACAGCAAAAAATTCGTCAGAATCTGCCGCTATAGTTTGTACATTACCGGGTGCAAGCCAGTTAAACCATGTCTGTAATTTTATATCCTTACCTTCTGCATACTGTCTAAAGAAATATATGTATCTTGTACTCTGTCCTGAGAACGCAATAAACTGGTTCTGAGCACTAGAAATTAATGTATCTACTGTAGATGGTATCCATTCGTTTACAACTCTACCAATGTCAGCTACTTGTGGGTTTTCATTTTCTCCACGTGTAACCATAGCAAAGACACGAGTATAACTAGGTGTCTTACTAATAAAGTTAATTGTAGTACCAGTATCAACAGGATCAATAATCGTATCCATCTCATAGTTAGCTATGGTACGTATCACTGTTTTAGCTGGTGTAAGTATACCGTCAGCAGATCCCATAAGAAACTGTTGGTTAGCACTAAATAGTACAAGACCTTGAGTAGATGGTATTACACTATGAAGTGCAACCGGCTTAACTGTACTAGCACTAAGATCAATAGGATCTGAGTCTGTAATAGTCTGTGCAGATGTATGATAGAAGTTAAAAAACTTAGCTGACTGACTCATAGATACTGTGTCGCCAGATAAGAAACCAAGTCTGTTGTTGTGAAAGAAAGACTGAGTTATTTTGTTACCTACAAATGATGGGTGTGAATTAGTTTCATCATCACCTACAGCTCTTGCATCCCATGTTACACGTTGAAATGTAAAATTATTTACACTTGTATTTACTAACTCATGTGGCATAGTAGCAGCATCTAATCCTGTAGATACAGCTGGAGATACAGTTTCTTCGTAATAACCCGGTCCTGATGTACCATCATTAGCTACATATCTTAAAAAATAAGCTGATGTAAGTGCACCACTGTTAACAACTTTAACAACATGATTATGTACTGACTCACTAGGTAACTCATCTAATGTAGCAACCTGATCTTGAAATACATTTAACTGATTAGCAAATGGTCCAGCTTTACCGCTAAGTGTAAATGAAGCATTACGTGTTAAACGTATGTTATCTTTTAATTTAGTTGTTGTAAGTCCTGATATATTTAAACCATCTATACGACTCTTAAGTTCTGTTAACACTTGATCGTATGTTGTAGTACCACCTGATGTGTATGCTGAAATAGATTGTCCAGCTACAGTTACTTCATATGTTGTGTTAAGTGATGTACCTGTAATTCTGATTGTACCTTGTCTGTTTGCGTTAAATGTAGGGTCAGCTGTCTTATTTGCTGTTACAGTTTTATTTGTAATTATAGATTTATCCTGTATAGTTAGGATGTCATAGTCTGTACGTGCTCCTGTAAGGTACGCCTGTGCCCCTGTACCATACGTAACAGTAGCTGAGGCAAAGGTTACAGCGTTCCATATAGCAATGGCTCCTGTAGAGCCTCCTGACGCTGGTGTAATACACCCTATATATTTTTCTGTTTCAGTTCTTGATATAAAGAACCACTTTGAGTTGTCATATGTAGTGCCAGTACCTAGATTTCCTATATGCTGAAACCCCGGTCTTTTTGTAAGACCAAAGGTTGGATCAGGATAGCCGTTGATACACTCCTCGACTTGACCGGGAAGTTTCTTATCATCAGATTGTCTAGATACTCCACCAAGATAATCGTCAACTCGCTGAGTAACTGCTGGCATTATCGTTGTAAAGCGTGAAATGGTTGATAGCTTTGGTAGAAGTTCTGGGCGTCTTGTGGATGACCAAACATAGTAAACTGCCCTTGGCTAGTTTCATACTCCGTAGCTAAAGCTCGTTGTTGTATTTCTTGTTGTTGTAAACGTTTGTATTGATCGTCGTCACCAACAATTCTACCAGACACAATAGTAGCTGCTCTGGCTTTGATGTAGTTTTGTACTGGTTCTGGTAAGTCTATAAAATCAAACTCCCAGATTACATCACATTCGATAGGACTGTATGTCCATTTGTATGTGTGATTTTGTCTGTCATATAATTTACCACTTCTACGTACAGCATGATAGGGTGAGTTCTGTGCGTTTTCTGTAAGTTTTATTTGTATTATATTATTAGGTATGAGTATTTCATCATTAACATCTTTGTTAAATTCGTAGTGGTACTCCTTGTTGAAAGTCCATCCTTCAGATTGTACCTCTCGTGACACCTGTAACAGGGTAGCATAGGCAATCGCAACTTCCGGGTTGGTTTGGTCTAGTGTAGTTACAGGAGCCTGACCACAGGATGTAAGTATTTGATTAATAGCTGGCAACTCTTGGGCTGCGTTTGTGGTTGGAAAAGGCATAATAAAAAAGGGGAGCCGAAGCTCCCGTATAAAAAATAAAAATTAAGCGTTAGCTGGGTATGTTGTACCGAATGCAGCATTACCTGTAGATCCGACAGCAGCACCAGCGATTAACTCAACGCAAGCAGCAGGGTTTAAGAAGTCTGCTCCCATAGCGAGTCTACCGAGAATCACATCACCTTGGTATACTACGGATACATCTCCAGATGTGATCTGAACTTGTGGTCCGATTGACTCTACAACACCAGCGGCTTCCTTCTGGAAGATTAGTCCGCAGCTGTTAGCGAAGTCTGTAGCATTACCGTAGTTGTTGTTGATACCAGTTACAGAAGCTCTACCGTCTTCTGCTGTTTCACCAACGAATGATCCTACGTTTCCGGGGCTTGTTACACCGGGGTTTGTTGCAGATGCAG